TTATGTGAAATGTTATTATATGCCGGATATAAAAATTTCATCAATTGATCGCACTTCTTTAGTGAATTTTGTGCTTGTAGTAAGGTTCCCGCAGGTATATCAAATCCCAAAGAAATAGTTCTTGTTGTGCCTTGATAGGTTGCGATTGGATCGTTACGGCCATAAACAGTTTCTTGATTCCAATTGGACTTAAAACTTTGAGAAAAAGAAGTTAAAAATGCGGCAAATGCAAGCTGTTCCATGCTTATCATACTTTGAATAATTAAAACACCTTGTTCGTTTTTATTGGCATAGCTGGTTGTTATATCAGAATAGTGGTCTTTTGGTATTGCCATATTATATTCTCCTTAAATAGTTTTCATGCAAAAAAGCTAGTATCAGCGTCGGCATCTGCGATCTGACCCCTAAGCAACTTAACAGTATTTTCTCCATCTAATGTCAAAGAAACCTTTCTCTTTTCAGCGTTCTTAAAGCCTTCTTTAAACATATCGGCCATTCCTCCAAGAGCGTTCGATACTACACCCCCAACTGTTGGTCCTTTCATTTTTTCTGCTGAAGTTCCAGTGGTTATTAAAGCCATATTTTCCAATACAGAAGTAATTTTAACCCCTCCGCCACCTTCAAGCGCATCAAGGTCGGCTTGGGCTTTCTTGAGTGCTGGTCCAAGCTCTCCTAGTGATTTGCTTAAATCAACTCCTGCAAGCTGTGCGAGAGATCCGGCCATGGTTCCAACTGCTGTGGCCATTGCAGTCATTGCTGTGGCAGCCTGAATAACGGCTCCAAATAAAATGACAAGAAGCCCCAAAGCAAGCCATGCAAAAGGATTTGCCCCAATGGCGGCCAAACCGGCAGCGATGGCAGTAATACCTGCCCCGATTAAATAGAAGCCTGCACCAGCGGCGACAGCAGCGAATGCAAAAGAGTACATAGCACTTGTAAGTATGAGCATTTCGGTAGTATAGCCAACCATCGCTTTAGCCCCTTCGATCATTGCATATATCACTCCAATAATCAAAGCAACAATTAATGCAATTCCAAGAATAATGAGTAAAAATGGAGTAACAAGTGCCCAAACTGCTGCTGCTAACGAGCCCATGGGGACTACCAAAGCAGCGACACCAGTGGCAGAGGACGCGGCGGCTCTTCCGAATGCCTTAACAGCCTTTCCGGCTGGTTTCAAAATACCAGTCATAGCTGGAGCACTGGAAGTGATTGCTGTAAAAGCTGAAGCCATTCCTCCAAGGGCGATAGCACCGGGGGTGGCGGCAGCGGTCAACTGTGCTACTTCCAGTTTTGCTTTTCCAATTCCCTTACTTGCAAGAGCGGACTTCAATCCAAGCTTGGACATATTTTTTTCCATGCCTTTGCCGCCAATCTTACTAAAGAAAGCCATAGTTGTGCCAACACCGCCTATTATGCCACCCAAAGCCCACATTACTGATCCAAGAATAATAATTCCTGATACTATTGCTCCGCCGATGGCGATCCATTGGCCCCACTCAGCTAAAAATTCTCCCATCCACTCTATCATTGGAATAAGCGTTTCTTCCACAAAGGGACCAAGGGTTATTGCAAGTTCCATAAATGCAGCTTGGAGTTTTTCAGCAACTGTCATTGCTTCTTGCATTCTTTTATTAAATTCTTCTTCGGCTGCGGCGTTGTCTTCGGCTGCATTCTTAAAATCTTTATATTGTCCCAGAGACATTCCAAATACTTTTTGTGCTTTTGACATATCTTGAATGCCGACTGCGTTTGCGATAGCTTTTTGGGTGAAACGGTCCATGTGTTTAAACTGTTTGCCCTGAGCTTGCATTGATCTCATGAGCATTTCGATTCGTTCTTCTTCTGTTGCCATGAGCATTTTGGTTGAAGACAATTGCGTTCCCATGATGGCATTTAATTTTGCTGTTGATTCGGCAGCACCCGCAAAGGTATCAAACTTGCCTGCAAGGCCCAAAAGATCATTAATTTCAACCCCTGCTGCTTGGGCTGCTGCGGCAACGCCTTTAAATATCTTAGGTGCCTTTTTTCCGTATACAGCAAGTACTTTCATAGATGAGTTGAATTCTTTTGTTATTTTAGAAGCGGACATTCCAAGAGCTTTTCCTGTCATTGCTATTTCTGTTGCCATTCCAGCAGCATCTTTTGCTGTTACGCCCAAGTTTTTACTCATAAACATCATTGCTTCTGTGGTAGTGTCCATAGAAACCCCAAGTCTTTTAAGACCTGCTGTTGTTTTCATCATTTGCTCTTGAGCACCTTTGTTTAAATGTTGAAAAGTTGGGAATTGTTCAAACAATGCTGCGGCAGCTTCGCCTGCCTCTTTAGCATGTATTCCAAATCTTCTATTGGCTGCGCCGACATTACTTATTGATTTGGTCATCATGCGACCAGCACCAGTTTGTTTTGCAAAAGCAGCAGAAGCATTATCAACAGCCATGGCATATTTGATTGTTTGTTCCATAATTTTTGAAAACAAGCCGATAGCCAAGGACAAAGGATTAATAACTGATTTAAAAGCAACTACCATTCCTTTAATTCCGCCTTCAGAGCTTGCAAGTTTTCCCATATGTAACATTTGAGAAATTATTTTATTGCCCTTTGGCGAAATAAGTCCCATTTTGGTGGCGATGTCTGAAAAAGCCGGGGTCATCAAATCGGCGGCGGCTTGTCCGGCTTCGCCCATTTCATCAAATTCATCTTTTAATGCTTTCGCTTTTTTTTCCATTGCATCTAGTTGGTCTTTGGAATAGCCCATTTGAGCGGCGAATTTTGCCTGTGCTTCGGCATGAGATAATGTGGAATTGATAGCATCTTGGTCAAATTCTTCTTTCGCTTCTAAAAATTTATTTGCGGCATCATATTGAGCATTGATGTCACCCAGTGTGGCGGCGACTTCCATATTTCTCGCCTGCTGCTCCAATGTGATGCGGACAGATTCTTTTTTCCACTCGGTGATTTCTTTCTGAAACGCAAGTCGCTCTGCAAGTTTTTTGAGATCTTTATCGGATAAGTCAAGCTCTTCTTGCATATTTGCAATATCTTCTTGTGTTGTCTTTGGCGTTTTCTTATCATTGGACATTTATCATCCCTCGTCTTTGAAAGGCCAAGTTAATCCTGTGGTCGATTCAAAATTCCTTACTGCTGTATCTAATCTTTCTCTAGCTTTTGCAGTTTGCATATGTTCTTTTCCATATTGAGAATATGCATCGAGATAGTGTTTCTCACTGACAATCGCATCAGCATAAGATTTAACATCTCTGTGTCTTCCTCTAATAATAAACGTTGGACCCTTTACGGCTTCTTCATCATCTTCATTCAAATTGGCGACCACTTTAACATCATCACCATACATCCATTTTAAAAGAGTTTTGGACCAAGAGCCAAGCATTTCAGTGAATGTCTCTTTTAATAAAATTCTGTCCGAAAAATCAATAACCATAAAATTTCCTCCTAATCAAGAATAAATAGTTTAAACAAAAAAATGCCCATCAAGGCATTTTATTATCTTTTTCTTTTTACTTTGTCCATTTCCTTTTTCTCGTCTTCAAATTGTTTTTCAAGCCTCTTTAAAAACCAAAGCCGGAGACCAACAGGTAAGTTATATGCCTCTGTTAGAGACCAGCCGCCATGATATTTTAATAAGAAAAATTGCTCATAAACAGCTTCCATATACCTATCGGTCAGGCCAAAAAAAGTCCGCTGTGAACGGAACCTCCATATCCTCTTCATGATTACAGGAGGAACAAGAGAAATTTTCTGTAATCGTGACACTTGGAGTCGCCTCTTTATAACAAGCCCTCAAGTGTCTAGAATCGGAAGTCGGCATATTATTAACATAATGATTGACAATTTGTCTTTCATTGTGTCCTTCCACTGAAACAATCATTCTTTTATATTGATCTGAAAAAACTGAGTCTGATGCTTTAGTTTTGGTCTTTTTCATTGTTATTTGACTCAAATATGTTTCATCTTCGCCCGTCAATAGTTTAAATTCAACATTAAACTTTGAAAGGGGCATTGTAGTTTGAAAAGTACCAGTAGAAGTTGTTGTAAGATTCAAAGCCTCGCTTGTAGAACTCTCACTGATGTTTCTTTGTGTTAAATCAAAAGTAAAATGCTCTTTTTCTGCACAAGAAGGGCAATTTACTTGTGTTTGATAATCAGAACCATATCCCGATATTCTAGCAGAAATCAAAATAGCGTTTCTATCTCCAACAAGCATAGAAGATGCCTTAATATTTTTATCCACAATAATGTTGTCTAAAAATCTCTCAACCGCGATGCCTTTTTTCAAAAGTGTGCGAGAAGATAAAATATCTTCATCTTTGGCGGTCATAAATCTAATTTCCATTGTTTCCTTGCCACAAAGAGCATGGTTTTCAGGATAACCGATGCCCCCGGAAGGAAGTTCAACAAACTCTGTCGGAGCGACAAAGTGTAACGGGCTCAATGCCGATTCAGTTGGAAGGGGGGGGTCTGATTGCGGGGCTGCACCCGACCGATCCAAATTATTTCTTTTGCTCAAATTTCACCTCATTTTATATTGCAATATTCGTAAGCTATACTTACTTCTATAGTAAATAGTTCATCAGTGGAATAATCTACTTCACCATAATTTATGCCTGATATAAACCAATTCGTAATTTCAAACGAGTTAACAGATTTTTTTCCAGTATTATCAAGCATATCAATTTTTATTTTAGTCTTAAGTGTGCCTTCAAAAACATTTTCTATTCCTTTATTTGCTGGGTCATCTGGCTTAAAGTGTTGGCCGTTATTCTTCATGAGGTTTGTTAGTTGGCCTATTGTTTTTGAATCTGCCACTGTTGTGACGGTTATATCACTCCAAGTTAAGATACCGGCTATCTTAGTTTGATGGTTTAAGATTTGATATGAGTTTTGAGTAACTTCAAAACTTGGCATCGTTACAGATTGAACAAGCCACATTTCTGTTAAAAGACCCTGTATTTTAAATCTGTATTTTCTTAAAGGATTAACCCCTGCTGTACTCCAAAAAGCCATATTATTGACCTATTATTGTTTTTTAAAGAACTCGGCTCCACCAGTATTGCACACTGCCCAGTCATATCGAAGGGTTAATTCTACTGTTTTAAGTTCATCGTTGCTGTAATCTAAATCTCCAAACTTTGCAGCTTTAATAAAAGCATTTTTCAAGTCCCATGTTTCTTTTGCATCGCCGTTCATATCAAGAACTTCAATCTTAACAGCGATAGCATTTTTAGATTTATCAATGGTTTGCTTGTTTATAGCAGATGCATCGCTGGATGGAATCAAGTATCCCATCTTTGTCAAGAGATCATTAAGCTTTCCAGCGGCATCTGGACTGATAGGATCAACCATATTGACTGTTACTTCCGACCAACTAACTCGTCCGGGGAAATAATATTTGTTATCCATATGATTATGTTCAACCTCTGAAACGTCAAACGAAGGTAAAGTACAAGTTTTAGCGTACCAAAGTGCCTCATTATCCAATGTTACCTTAAATCGATAATTTCTTTTCGCCTCTGATGTTTGTTCGCTCCAAAAAGCCATAATATGTTTCTCCTATGCTCATATATTAAGTAGTGTATTATTAAAATTCGATACCACTGCGTGTGATAATAAAGTCGATTGCAATAAATTCAATTGATTTAGTAGGTTTAATAAATATTTTAGCGTATAAGATATTTTGATCTTTTTCTGCGTCTGTCGTGGTTGTATCATCCAAG